AGGATATACAACAGTTCCTACCATTACAATTTCAGCACCATCTGCTACAATAAATGGTGTATTATCAGCAAATTTATCTGGTAGTACATTATCCTCATTTACTATTAGTAACTCAGGTCGTGGTTACAGTTTAGTACCAACGGTTACATTAATTTATGTAGCAACAGATACTACAACTAAAACAGATAGTTCTGCAGTTGTGACTTTGACTAATGGTACAATCACAGCAGTATCTACTCCTACAATTACGGATATTTCTTCTGTAACGAGTGTTGCAGTTGGTGGAACTGGTGTCGCAGTAACAGCTGCAGCAACAGCAGTTTTAACTTCTGGTGTATTAACAAATGTTACAATTTCAGTTGATGGTTCAAGTTATCTTGGATTAACTCCTACTGTAACTATAAGTGAAAACACAGGCGCAACCGGAGCAGTTATATTAGAAAATGATAGTGCTTCAGGTGAAGTTAACTACTTTATTAATGAAGACTATAGCATACAAACACAATCAACATATGCTGATAATTTAGATTTAGATAGTCAAGCTGGTTTTGATACCGCTTCTACAGCTGATGATATATTAGATTTTACAGAACGTAACCCTTTTGGAGATATAGATATTTAGATGTTTGGACAATATTTTTATAACGAAAGTATGAGAAGAATGACCATCGCATTTGGTCAGCTCTTTAATAACATACAAATTAAAAGAAAAGACTCTGCTGGTACTGTTACTCAAGCTATTAAAGTTCCGTTAGCGTATGCACCAAAAGAAAAGTTTTTAGTAAGATTGGATCAGCAACCCGATTTAAATAAAAGAGAATTTGCGATTACATTACCACGTATGAGTTTTGAAATCACAGGTATTAGTTACGATTCAAGTCGTAAACTTACAAGAATGCAGAAGTATAAAACAGTTAAGACAGGTAAAGATGGAAAAATATTAAACTTTAATTACACTCCAGTTCCTTATAATCTGAGTTATACTTTGAATGTATTTACTGCTACGGCTGAAAGTGGATTACAAATCATAGAACAAATTTTACCATTCTTTCAACCAGACTATACGGTAACTGTTAATGCTATACCTGAATTAGATATTAAGAGAGATGTCCCTATCATTTTAAACAATGTAAATTATGAAGATAGTTATAGTGGTGATTTTACAACTAGAAGAGCTGTTGTTTATACTTTAAATTTCACAGCAAAAACTTATCTATTTGGACCAGCATCAACTCAAAAAGTTGTTAAAACTGTACAATCTGATATATATACAGATACTGATACAACAAACAAAGCGAGAGAAGAAAGAATTGTAGTAATTCCAAACCCTACTACGGCAGACGCTGATGATGATTTTGGATTTACTACAACAATAACAAAGTTTGATGATGGTAAAAACTATAACCCATCTACGGATTCAGATGAATAGATAAATAAACATAATATATTATGACTAAATTAGAAGATAAAGTAAATGAAATTTTAGGAATAGATCCTCCAGAAGAACCTAAAAAAGAAATAATTAAACAAGAATTAAAACCAGTAACACTTCGTAAAGAAGATGATAATAAAGCTGATATAGATAACGACTATACTTTCAGCAGAGAAAATTATTATAATCTAATTGAAAGAGGCCAAGAAGCAATTGAAGGAATCCTTGATATTGCTAGAGAAGGTCAACACCCAAGAGCATATGAAGTTGCTGGTCAATTAATTGGACAAGTTGGCGATACCGTAGATAAACTACAAGACTTACAAAAAAAACTTAAAGCATTAAAAGATTTACCTAAAACAGCAAATAACACTATTAAGAATGCTTTGTTTGTGGGGTCTACTGCTGAGTTACAAAAGATGTTAAAGAACAATGTAAATACTGAAACTAAAGACATCACACCTAAAAAATGAATAATAATGATGCATATCTCGGTAATCCGAATCTTAAAAAGATAAATACACCTGTTGAGTTTACACAAGAGCAAATAGTAGAATATCAAAAATGTGCTGATGATCCTATTTACTTTATGTTAAACTATGTTCAAATTGTATCGCTTGATAAAGGTTTAATTCCTTTTGCGATGTATGATTTTCAAAAAAAAATTGTAAAAACAATCCACAATAATAGATTTACAATTTGTAAACTACCTAGACAGTCTGGTAAATCAACTACAACAGTTGCTTATCTATTACATTATGCTTTGTTTAATCCTAATTCTAATATCGCACTACTTGCTAACAAATCATCTACTGCTAGAGATATATTGGGAAGACTACAACTTGCTTATGAAAACTTACCTAAATGGATGCAACAAGGTGTAATCAATTGGAACAAAGGTAATATTGAATTAGAAAACAAATCAACCATAGTCGCCGCTGCCACATCTTCAAGTGCCATTCGGGGAGGTTCATATAATATTATATTCCTTGATGAGTTTGCATTCGTACCAGCGAATATCGCTGAGCAATTCTTTAGTTCAGTTTATCCTACAATTTCATCTGGTAATAAAACAAAAATGATTATTGTATCTACACCTATGGGTATGAATCAGTTTTACAAACTATGGACAGACGCAGAAAATAAACGAAATGATTATATACCAATTGAAGTACATTGGTCAGAAGTTCCTGGCCGAGATCAAAAGTGGAAAGCAGAAACAATAAGAAACACTAGTCAAGAGCAATTCCAACAAGAATTTGAATGTGACTTCTTAGGTTCAGTTGATACTTTAATATCAGGAACAAAGATTAAAGCTACACCATACATGACACCATTACAAGCTAAAGGTGGATTAAATATGTTTGAAAAACCTAAGAAGGATGGACTCTATGTATGTACAGTTGACGTGGCACGAGGGACTGGTAGAGATTATTCAGCGTTTACAATTATAGATGTTCAACAAGTACCTTATAGAGTTGTGTGTACTTACAAGAATAATGAAATTAAACCATATGTGTTTCCAAACATTATAGAACAAGCTTGTAAAGGATACAATGAAGCTCATATTCTTGTTGAAGTCAATGATTTAGGTCAACAAATTTCAGATGCATTACACTATGAGTTAGAATATCCTAACGTATTGATGACGACACAAAAGGGTCGAGCTGGACAAATACTTGGCGCAATGTTCTCAGGTCGTGGTACATCATTAGGTATACGTATGACAAAACAGATAAAAAAGATTGGTTGTGCGAATCTTAAGACGCTTGTGGAGGGTGATAAACTTGTAATCAATGACTTCAATGTCATTGAAGAAATGTCAACTTTTTCACGTAAAGGGGCATCTTGGCAGGCTGAAGAAGGACAAAATGATGACTTGGTTATGTGTTTAGTTATATTTGGCTGGCTCTCTAATCAACCTTATTTCAAAGAATTATCGGATTCAAATATACGTAATCAAATGTATGTAGATAATCAAAAATTGATAGAACAAGATATGGCACCTTTTGGGTTTGTAGATGATGGTATTAATACACCCGAAAATGAAGATACGATTGACGAGTATGGAACACGATGGTATCCTGTCGTAAGAAAGGGTCAATAAACTACACTTTTTTGTTATTATAAATATCTACAACTGATAAAGTTTGAATATGGGCGTAAGAAAACTTACGATTTTTGACGAAATTAAAAAATATAATAGCTAATTAAACAGGAGAAATAACCTATGGCATTTCAAGTATCACCAGGTGTTCTCGTACAAGAAAAAGATATAAGCAGAGTAATTCCTGCGGTCTCTACATCAATCGGAGCAATTGCGGGACAATTCGCAAAAGGTCCAGTTGACGAAATCGTATCAATTTCTAGTGAACAAGAATTAGTAGATACGTTTGGAAAACCCGACTCAACAAATTTTGAGTACTTTTTCAGCGCAGCTAATTTCTTACAATACTCTAACGCTTTAAGAGTAGTACGGGCAACCAATACATCATTAGTAAACGCAACATCAAGTGGAACAGGACTTTTAGTAAGTAATGTTGACGCTTATGAAAACAATTATTCTACAGGACAAGGTTCTGTAGGAACATTCGCAGCAAGATCAGCTGGAACATGGGGAAACAGTTTATTAGTTTCAACTTGTCCATCAGGTAGTGCTTTTGAAGAAATATCAGCAACATTAGTTGACGATGCAGCAGTAGCTGTAGGAGATTTAACTATTATAACTGATTTAGGAAGTGCATTTAATGTTGGAGACATTGTTTCATTTTCTACTACAGCTTCTACATCAGATTTTGATGATGGCGAACAGTACAGAGTAACAGCAATTAACAGTGCAACTTTATCAATCGTACAACACCCAAGAGGATCGGGTGGATTAAAAAGAGTTATTGCTGACAATTCACACATAAAAAGAAAATGGAGATATTATGACGCTGTTGATGGCGCTCCAGGAACTTCACCATGGGTATCTGATAGATCAGGTACAAATGATGAAATACACGTTGTAGTCGTTGACGAAGACGGTGATATTTCAGGAACTCCCGGAGAAGTAATCGAAGTATTTTCTAAAATGTCTAAAGCGTCTGACGCTAAGACACCTCAAGGAGATATCAATTACTACCCAACAGTAATCAAAAATAAATCTAACTACATCTACTGGATGGACCACAACACAGGTGGAACCAATTGGGGAACTGCAGCAACAGGAACAACTTTCACTGCTGTAGCTGATCCAGCGCTAGAATCACTTTCGGGTGGTGTTGCGGGATCTACTGTAACTGACGGTCAATTAAAAACAGCATACGAAAAATTTTCTGATGCTGAAACAGTTGATGTTGGTTTAATTATTGCAGGTCCAAGTGGAAGTACAACTCACGTTGATAATCTTATTACTATTGCAGAAAGTAGAAAAGATGCAATTGTGTTTGCTTCTCCACAAAGATCAGACGTAGTTAATATCACAAACTCAAATACTCAGACAACTAACGTTATCGGTTTCTTTGATTTGATTAGATCATCAAGTTATGTTCTATTCGATAGTGGTTACAAATATGCATACGACAGATACAGTGACGTATATAGATATGTTCCACTAAACGGTGATACAGCTGGTCTAGCTGCTAGAACTGATTTAGTTGCAGACTCTTGGTACTCACCTGCTGGATTTAACAGAGGTGTAATCAGAGGTGCAGTTAAACTAGCATACAATCCAACACAATCACAAAGAGATGAACTTTATCCTAAGAGAATCAACCCAGTTGCTTCTTTCCCAGGACAAGGTACAGTCTTATTCGGTGACAAAACTGGATTAACTTCACCATCTGCGTTTGACAGAATCAATGTAAGAAGACTTTTCATTGTTTTAGAAAAGGCTATCTCAACAGCTTCTAAATTCCAATTGTTTGAGTTCAATGATGAATTTACAAGAGCGAACTTTAGAAATATAGTTGAGCCATTCTTACGTGAAGTACAAGGTAGACGTGGTATCACAGACTTTTTAGTAGTGTGTGATGAAACTAACAACACAGGTGATGTAATTGATAGAAATGAGTTTATTGCTGAGATATTTATTAAACCAGCAAGAAGTATCAACTTTATTACATTACAATTCATCGCAACCAGAACTGGCGTTTCATTTGATGAAGTCGCAGGTTAATAGTAGAGAAGGAGAAATAAAATCATGGCAAATATAAATGACTTCAAAGCTAAACTTGCTGGCGGTGGCGCTAGAGCCAATCAGTTTAAGGTAACAATGCCTTTCCCTGGTTACGCACAAGTTGGCGGAGAAATAGAAGAACTGGCGTTTTTATGTCGGGCAACATCAATTCCATCTATGGAAGTAGGAACTATTCCTGTTCCCTTTAGAGGAAGAGCTGTTAAAATAGCTGGAGACAGAACCATTCCTAGTTGGTCGGTTACAGCATACAATGATACTAACTTTAAGTTAAGAAATGCTTTCGAAAGATGGCAGAATGGTATCAATAATATGACTGATAATGAAGGATTAACAAATCCTGTTGACTACCAAGTGGATGCGTTTTTAGACCATCTTGACAGAAACGGTAATACGATTAAATCATATACATTGAGAGGTGCTTTCCCAACTTCAATAGGAGCAATCAGTTTAGACTATGACGAACAAACTGCGATTGAACAATTTGAAGTTACGTTTGAGTACCAATACTTTGAAACTAATACCACTACTTAATAGTTTTAAAGGGGGCGTAAAAACCCCCTTTCAAAACTTGTATAAGTAGTAGTATAACAGGAGAATATTATGGCTGAATTATTTGGCTTCTCGATAACACGATTAAAGAAACAAGCTGATCCAAAACAAAGTTTTGCGACTGCACAAGCAGATGACGGTACACAAACTGTTTCCGCTGGTGGTCACTTTGGCTCGTACTTGGATATGGAAGGTACTGCTAAGACAGAGCAGGACTTAATTCGTAGATATAGAGAAATCGCAATACACCCCGAGTGCGACATGGCAATAGAAGATATTGTTAATGAAGCTATCGTGGCTAATGAGTTGAAAGATGCCGTAAGAGTTAATCTAATAGATTTACCTTATGGAAAAGATATAAGAAGAAAAATAGAAGACGAGTTCCAAGAAGTTTTAAGATTACTAAACTTCAATACAAAGGGACATGATATTTTTAGAAGATGGTACGTTGACGGAAGAATTTTCTATCAAAAAGTTATTGATAGAGAAAGTCCTAAAAAAGGTATCACCGAATTAAAATACCTTGATCCACGTAAAATCAAAAAGATTAGAGAAGTAAGAAAGAAAAGACCTGATGTACCTAGTCCATCAGCGTTGAATAGTCTTGCTGTTGTAGATGAATTTGTTGAATATTTTTTATTTAATGAAAGAGGTCTATCTGGTACTACCGGTCAAAGTGGTATGAAGATTGCACCTGATACAATAGCTTTTTGTCCCTCAGGATTAATTGACCAAAACAAAAACATGGTGTTGTCTTATTTACATAAGGCGATCAAACCAGTTAATCAATTAAGAATGATTGAAGATGCTGTGGTTATCTATCGTATAGCTAGAGCACCTGAAAGAAGAATATTTAAGATTGATGTAGGTAACTTACCGAAAGTAAAAGCTGAACAATATTTAAGAGATGTTATGGCTCGTTATAGAAACAAGTTAGTTTATGACGCAAACACAGGTGAGATCAGAGATGATAGAAACTATATGTCAATGTTGGAAGACTTCTGGTTACCAAGTAGAGAAGGTGGTCGTGGTACAGATATTACTACATTACCTGGTGGTCAAAACTTAGGTGAGATAACTGACGTAGAATATTTTAGAGCGAAATTATATCGTTCTCTAAATGTTCCTGTAAGTCGTTTAGAATCATCTTCGGGTTTTAATCTAGGTAGAGCTTCAGAAATTACAAGAGATGAATTGAAATTTACGAAGTTTGTACAAAGATTAAGAAAGAAATTTACTGAACTGTTCAATGATATTTTAAGAACGCAATTAGTCTTAAAAGGTATCATCGCTGAAACAGATTGGTATACAATTAGAGATACATTACAATATGATTTTCTACAAGATGGTCATTTCGCAGAATTGAAACAGACTGAATTGTTAAGAGAAAGATTAGCCTTAGCAAATGAGATGAGAGATTACGTAGGTAAGTTTTTCTCAGTAGAATATATTAGAAAAAATGTATTAAAACAAAATGATAGAGAAATTGAAACTATGGATAAACAAATTAAAACAGAAATTAAAACTGGTATTATCCAAGACCCAATGGCTCAAGTATCAAACAATGATGAAAATATAGGAGAAACAAATGAGTGATGAAGTAAAAAACTTTATAGATAAAATTCAAGCTGGTGATAATGCTTCAGCTGGAGATGCATTCAAAGATGCATTAAGAGCTAAAGTAGGAGACTCTTTAGACAATCATAGAAAAGAAATTGCAAGTAGTTTATTTAATGGAATAGAAGCTGAACCGCATAGTGACCCAAAACCTCATGTTGCTGATGTTGGAACTTTTACTCAATCTGGTAAAGTAGTTGCTAGAGATGGTTTGGATGGTGAGGCAGAACTTGATTTATCTGTTGGAGCTGATGATAATGCAGATCAGTAGTATCGTAAAAGAAAATCTTTTAATCGATTCTAAATCATTTAATGGATTAACTCCATTAATGAAAGAAGCAATTACAGACTTTTTCAAAATAGTAGAAAAAGAAACTGGAAATATTATACAAAAGGTTGATAACGCTGTAACAAAAGTAGCAAGTTTTCATAATATAGATACAAACACAGTTTATGAATATTTTGATAAAGAAACATTAGAACAATTAGGAGAAAAATAAATGTCAACTTTCATAGTAAAAGGAGTGGTAGTAACCAATCCAAGTTTAAATAATATTGGTAAAGCACGATTCGTTAGAGTTGTTGCAACTGCTGGAACAGTAACAGGAGAAGTAAGATCATTAGATAGTACTGTACTAGGTAATTTTTATTTACATGCTGCAGGAGATTCTGTTATTATAGAAAAAGCACCAGATGATAAAATTACATCAGCTACTTCAAAAGTAACTGCTGTAGGATCACCTAGAAGTTAATATGGCTGATACAGTAACAACACAAACAATCACAGATACTTCTGGTATTAAGTACGTAGTTAAACTTACAAACTTATCAGATGGTACTGGAGAAACTTTAGTTAACAAAGTTGATGCATCAACAACAACATTTATGACTGAAGATGGTACTAGAAAATTATCTAAAATTTGGTATTCAATTAATACTAACAATAACAAGTCTGGTATAGAACTAATATGGGACGGTGTTACTGATTCCACTGCAGTACTTTTATCAGGTCAAGGTTATTGGGACCTAAGAGTAACCGGAAACGAAATTCCAAACAATGCAACAACACCAACGGGTGATGTTTTACTATCAACAAAGAATTTTGTAAGTGGTGATAATTATACGATTATAGTAGAGTTTAGGTAAAAAATATTATAAATATTACAAAGAGAGAGAATTTATGAAGTTAATATCCGAAGAAGTACAAAATGCCGAATACCTGATCGAGGAAAAAAACGGTAAAAAAGAATATAAGATTAAGGGTGTATTCTTACAATCAAATATTAAAAATAAAAATGGAAGAGTCTATCCTAGAGAAATCTTGGTTAGAGAAGTGAATAGATACACTAAAGAATTTATCAATAAAAATAGAGCTTTTGGCGAGTTAGGGCATCCTGATGGACCAACGGTAAACTTGGAGAGAGTTTGTCATATGGTGAAATCATTAACACCTAATGGCGATGATTTTATTGGTGAAGCAAAAATAATGGACACGCCTTATGGTAAGATTGTAAAAGGTCTTATTGATGAGGGTGCTCAACTAGGGGTTTCTAGTAGGGGTATGGGTTCGATTATTAATAGAAATGGTATAAACTTTGTTAAAGATGACTTTTATCTTGCCACAGCAGCTGATATTGTTGCTGATCCCTCTGCGCCAGACGCCTTTGTTGAAGGTATTATGGAGAGTAGAGAGTGGACTTGGGATAACGGTATACTTAAACAGGTTGATTTAGAGGCTTGGAAACAACAAGTACGGGCTGCTAAACAAAGAAGTTTAGAAGAAACTAAACTAAAAATCTTTGAATCATTTCTTAAAAAACTCTAATCTTATAAATATCTGTACAAGAGAAATTTATAAACGTTTATAAATCAAAAGGAGATTTCTAATGGCCGAAACAAAAAATATTGAGGCGGTAGAAGCAAAAGTAGTGGCTGAGGCAACAAATCCATCTGCAGATGCTCCTAAAAGAGGCGCTGTTCCTGCTGAACCTACACATCTGAAAAATGATGCTGAAGATTTAGGAGCACCTGTTGTTAAACCGACAGACAGCAACCCTGACGCAACAAAAAAAGTTAAGACTGTTTCTGGACAAGCTCCTCAAGCACATGCTGGTTCTGCTGACGCAATGCCAAAATTGAAAGAGGAAGACGATTCAGAAGCAAAAGACGATAAGAAAAAAACAGAAGTTGAAGAAGGCGAAATGCCACAAGCTGCTCTAGATGCATTAAAAAAATCTGGAAAAGATGTTACTAAAAAAGACGACAAAGAAGATGTTAAAGAAGAATCAGAAGATGATTTTATTGACGTATCTGCTGATGTCGCCGCTTTAACTAAAGATGAAGACTTATCTGAAGAGTTTAAAACTAAGGCTGCAACAATTTTCGAAGCTGCTGTTAACGCAAATGTTAAAGAAGCAAAGAAAAAATTGACTGCGTCTTATGAAGAAAAGTTAAAAGAAGAAGTAGAAGCTTCTAAAGTCGAACTAGTTGAGAAAGTTGACTCATACATGAACTATGTTATCGAAGAATGGATGGCAGAAAATAAACTAGCGATTGAAAGAGGAATCAAGGGCGAAATAGCTGAGGATTTCATAGGTGGTCTTAAAAAATTATTTGAAGATCATTACATTGATGTTCCAGATGAAAAATATAACGTACTTGAAGATCAAGCTTCTAAAATAGAAAACCTTGAGAAGAAACTTAACGAACAAATCGAAAAGAATGTTGAATTAAACTCAGCAAAAAGCGTATTAGTAAGACAAGACATCATTGATGCATCGTCTTCTGATTTAGCTGACACTGCTAAAGAGAAATTTAACAAACTTGCTGAAGAAGTTGAGTTTACAAATGAGGAAGACTTTAAAACTAAAGTAGCTACTATTAAAGAAAGTTATTTTGGTTCTAAAAAAGAAGTGAATACACAAGAAGTAGATGATGTAGCGGTAAACGATGGATTAACTGATTCAGTTGATCTTAATAAAAGCATGGCTGCTTATACCGCCGCTATAAGTAAAACAAAAGACATTAAATTGTCTAACAAATAAAAATATAGGGGAGAGAACGATAATGTATTTATCAGAAACTTACGAAAAAAAATGGCAGCCAGTCCTAGAACACCCTGATCTTCCAAAGATCACGGATTCTTACAGACGAGCCGTTACAGCTACAATCTTGGAAAACCAAGAAAGAGCACAAAAAGAGGATCAAGCTTTCTTAAATGAAGCTGCTCCTACAAACAACACTACTGGAACTGCAAATTGGGATCCAATTTTAATTTCATTAGTAAGAAGAGCAATGCCTAACCTTATCGCTTACGATATCGCTGGCGTTCAACCAATGACAGGCCCAGTAGGCCTTATCTTTGCAATGAGATCAAGATACACTTCTAAAACTGGCGGAGAAGCTATGTTCGATGAAGCAGATACTGATTTCTCTGGAAGAAATGCTGCTGCTGACTCAACTGCAGGTCAAACTGCTGGTGGTCACTCTGGTACAAACCCATCAGTTTTAAATGATGCATCCCCTGGGACGTATAAAAAATCTGAAGGTATGACTACGGCTACGGCTGAGGCATTAGGTGATGCTACTGCTAATCAGTTTGCTGAAATGGCTTTCTCAATCGAGAAATCTACAGTAACTGCTAGAAGTAGAGCTCTTAAAGCTGAATACACTATGGAATTAGCTCAAGATTTAAAAGCTATCCACGGTTTAGATGCTGAAACAGAACTTGCAAATATTCTATCTGCTGAAATCCTTTCGGAAATCAACAGAGAAGTTGTAAGAACAGTTTACATCAATGCTGAAAAAGCACCATCTGCTAACACAGGAACAGTAAATACTACTACAGAAGGTATCTTTGATTTAGATACTGACTCAAATGGTAGATGGTCAGTTGAGAGATTCAAAGGACTAATGTTCCAAGTTGAAAGAGAAGCTAATGTTATTGCACAGAGAACAAGAAGAGGAAAAGGTAATATGATTATCTGTTCTTCTGATGTTGCATCTGCGCTTCAAATGGCTGGTGTATTAGATTACACTCCTGCATTAAACAATAACCTAAACGTTGACGATACTGGTAATACTTTTGCTGGTGTATTAAACGGTAGATTTAAAGTATATATTGATCCATACAGTGCGAACAATACTGGTAAACAGTTTTTCGTAGTTGGATACAAAGGAACTTCACCTTACGATGCTGGTATGTTCTATTGTCCTTATGTGCCACTTCAAATGGTTAGAGCAGTTGGCCAAGATACGTTCCAACCGAAAATTGGTTTCAAGACTAGATATGGTCTTATTGCTAATCCTTTCGCAGAAACAGGCGCTCAGTCTGGTGCTACTACTGCGGTTGATAACGCTGGTTCAGCTAACTCAAACAGATACTACAGAAGAGTCCAAGTTGCGAACTTAATGTAATAGTTGTTTATAAAATATCTAAAAAGGCGGGGCCTAAAAAACCTCGCCTTTTTTGTATAAAGAGTACAATGTAACGAAAAAGATAGAACCCAATGTATATGATGGCTCTATGGGCGTTGTATTAGGGTGTATATTTAACCCTAGTAAGTGTAAGTCAATTAAAAGAGCTAATGAAGATGAAAAGACATGAAAAGAAGTAGATAAATAGTATTATGACAATTACAAATTCTTTATTACGTCAACCCACTAAACTAGATTATGCGTCACCAACGCAGTTTAAGTTTAGTATAATTAAACTACCAAAAGTAGAATACTTTTGTACAGCAGTAAATATACCTGGTATTAACTTAGGTGGTTCACCTGTACAAGCAACCCCACTAAAAGATATTCCATTACCTGGCGATAAGTTAACTTATGAACCCTTACAAATGTCTTTTTTAGTAGATGAAAATTTAGAGAACTTCCAAGAAATCCATGGTTGGTTAGTTGGATTAGGTTTCCCTAGAGATCATACAGAATTTAGAAATTTAGTATCTTCTGGTAATGATAGATTTCCTAATAGAAATTCATCATCAGTAAGTACTGAAATAGGTAAAGTTAAATATGGAGCTACTGATGTTGGTAGTACATATTCAGATGCTACTCTAACAATATTATCCAGTAAAAATAACGCTGAATTAGAAGTAAGATTCAGAGATGTTTACCCGACAGGAGTAACTGGATTACAATATAATCAACAAGCCGCTGACGTTGATTATTTAACAGCAACAGTTTCGTTTAATTATACAATATATGATTTTGCGTTAACTGGTGCTTCAGCAACAGCTGTGACTACAAGTTAACACGACTAAATAGTTAATGAATTATAAAATGGAGATATATTATGACCTTAGAAGAATTGCAAGAGTTAGCTGATAAGGACCTTAAAATAAATGATACTGAATTAGATTTAGAATCATTAAAAACCCCACAACTACATAACAAATTTTTAAAACATTTAACAATGTATAAATTAATGTTAAGTCGTAGTGAAACTGAATACAATATTTTAAAAAGAGAAAAGTGGGAATACTACACAGGTAAAGCAAACCCTCAAGTGTATATTGATAAACCTTTTAGTTTCAAATTACTTAAAACAGATGTTGACAAATATCTATTCGCAGATATAGATTTACAAAAATTAAAACAGAAAGTAGATTACTTAAATACAACAGTAGATTTTTTAGATAAAACAATTAGACAAATAGCAAATCGTGGCTTTACAATAAAGAATGCTATTGATTGGAGAAAATTTACTAGTGGCGCTATCTAATGTCCCTTACTCGTTATATTATTATTGATAAGGTAAATGAAGTTTATCTTAAAGTAGAAGCTGATGCTGATATTAGACGAGAGATAGGTCAATTTTTTACTTTCGAAGTTCCTGGTTATAAGTTTATGCCACAATACCGTAACAGAGTTTGGGACGGTAAGATACGTTTATTCTCATATGCAACTGGTAAAATATATACTGGTTTATATCCTTATATTATTAATTGGTGTAAAGATAATGATGTGCACGTTGTTGATGGTACTAAAATAAAACACAATAAAGTAGATGACAAGAAGGTAGAAGACTTAATCAAAGCTCTTAAATTACCTTTCGAAGTACGAGATTATCAAAAGGCAGCGTTTAAATATTCGGTAGAACAAGATAGATGTTTACTCGTATCCCCAACAGCATCTGGTAAATCTCTTATTGCTTATCTTATGGTGATCTTTAATTTATTAAGATTAAAAGATACAAAACAAGATAGAATACTAATTATTGTACCAACTACTTCACTTGTAGAACAATTATTCAAAGATTTTAAAGATTATGGATACAATAGTGAAAGAAATATACATAAAATATATCAAGGACATGATAAAGAAACAACTAAAAGAGTTATAATATCTACTTGGCAATCAATTTATAATCTACCTAAGAAGTGGTTTGAAAAATTTGGTATGATAATAGGAGATGAAGCTCATCTATTTAAAGCTATGTCATTAACTAAATTGATGACAAAACTAGAGAAATGTAAATATCGAATCGGTCTAACAGGTACACTTGATGGAACAAAAACTCACAGGTTAGTATTAGAAGGCTTGTTTGGTACAGTTAATAAAATCGTATCTACAAGTGAATTGATGATGAAGAAACAACTTGCCAAACTAAAGATTATGTGTTTAGTTTTACAACATGATAAAACAGCTAGACACTTCTTAAAAGATAAGTCTTATCAGGAAGAAATGGATTATCTTGTTTCAAATACCAAAAGGAATAAATACATACGAAATTTATGCTTGTCTTTACAAGGTAACTCATTATGTCTATTTCAATATGTTGAAAAACATGGTAAAATACTCAAAGAGTTAATTGAAGAAAATGCTGGAGATCGAAAAGTATTTTATATCCATGGAGGGGTAGAGGCAGATGCAAGAGAACAAGTTAGAGAAATTACAGAACAAAGTCAAGACGCCATTATTATCGCCAGTTACGGTACATTTTCTACTGGTATCAATATTCGTAATTTACACAACATTATTTTTAGTAGCCCTAGTAAGAGCCGTATAAGAAATTTACAAAGTATTGGTAGAGGATTACGTCTGAAAGATAACAATTCTTCAGCTACTTTATATGATATAGCAGATGATATATCTTATAATAATAAGGATAATTATACTTTAGCTCATTTTAAAGAACGAATCAACATTTACAATAGTGAAGACTTTGAATATGAAATACACAATATTGAATTAGATAAATAGTATTATGATAGAAAAACAATTAGATAGTCCTATAAAGATAGTTAAACTTATTAATGGTGATGATGTGGTTTGTGTATTACCTAAGTTACAATTGGGTGAAAATTCTAAATTGTTAAGATTAGAAAAACCGTTTCAATTAAAATATATACCACAGTTAACTCCTGTAGGTATCAAAGATTATGTAGCACTTATAAAGTGGGCGGCCTATACACCAGATGAACTTATTACTATCCCAAAAGATAAGATATTAACTATCACTAACGCCGGTGTTGATATGATTAAAAGCTACTTCCACGTAGCTAAAGACTACTCAACGAATAGAGAAATTCCTAAAGATAAACCATACAATAGAAGACGACTAACTGATAATGAAAATGAAGAACTGAATGAAATATTTAATGAAAATTATGATGATAACGGAACTATTCACTAATAACTATATTGACTCTATTTCTTATCATCGCTCAACACGCTCTATTATAAGCATTTTTGAGCAAAAGTCAATACTGATTTGAAAATTATTACCAAGTAATTTCTTAATCTTTTGTGGAATTAACTTAAAAGGAGATAATACGCCAATAGAAATAAAAGTAATACTGTTGTTCGGGCTGTTGTGGGTGGTCCACGAAAGTATAAAGCTTTATATTAAACGTATTGTACTTAAAACAATAAATGATAAAAAAAGTAACTATAAGTTAAACGAACATTGACAAAAACAACGAAATGTAGTATATTAATATTATGGCAGCAAAAAAAGAACATTACGTAAATAACAAAGACTTTTTAGAGGCAATGACAGCCTACAAAAAAGAAGTAAAGAAATCAAAAAAACAAAATAAAGATAAACCATTAGTGAGTAATTATGTGGGTAGTTGTTTTCTAAAGATTGCGAATCATTTATCGTTCAGACCTAACTTCATTAATTATACATTTAGAGATGATATGATTAGTGATGGTATTGAAAATTGTTTACAATATTTGGACAACTTTGATCCAGCAAAATCAAAGAATCCTTTTGCTTATTTTACTCAAATAATTTATTACGCCTTCATCAGAAGAATCCAAAAAGAAAAGAAACAAGTCACAATCAAACATAAACTTATTATGGATAATAATTATGATGATATGACTTTACAACCACATGAAGATGGCGGGTTTACAAATCAGTTTAGAGAGTTCTTACAAAAAAATATAAGAATGGAAAAACCTGTAAAGAAGAAGAAGACAGTTAAAAAGAAAGCTAAAGTTAAAGCTACTCTAAAATTTTTTGGTTAAATTATGAAAATCGCTTTGTTAAACGATACACACTTCGGTGCGAGAAACGATAGTCCTGCGTTGTTGAATTA